AAGCTCGCTGTTGAGCAGAAGCTGCTAGAGCTGGCATCGTAAGTCACTGTTATTGGGCGGTTCTCCGGAGCCGCCCAAATTATTTTTGCATTTGCTCATAAAAACACTTTTCTTTTCTGTCCGAATGTCGCATAAGACCTCTATCGGGCCGCGAGGTCCACCAACACTGCTCTGGAGGCTACCATGACTGCTCTGACCACTTACTCGATCCACGCTGCCTACGACCACTCGATCGTTGCGACCGCAAACCCTAGCAACCTGTCGGACATGATCCTCGGTCTCGTGGCGAGCGAAGCCAACCACGGTCGTCGGTTCTACGTCCACAATGGTTGCGGCGTAGTCGGCGCTTGCCTCGTCAAGCCGCACATCGCCCTCGAAGTTCTGCGCGACGACTACCGCAAGTTTGACGGCAAGGCTCGCGAGTTGCGGACCGCTGCAGATCTCGCAAACGACTGATCCCAATTGCCGGAGCTCAGGCTCCGGCCCCATCCTCGAAGGAGCCTGACATGGCATACCGTTTCCCCAAAGCTGGCACTGCTGCTGCCGACATGATCACCCCCCACACGCTGGAAGTGCTGGCCAGCGTAGACCGCATCCCGACGATGGCTGAGGCTCGGACGAGCGCGCGCAACTGGCTGAAAACCAGCCGGTCCGGCGCGACCGGCCTGTACCAGACCTGCATGCTGGCGAACGACGACATTGCGATCATCCTCTTCGGAAAGCGCACCATGCAGCGTGTGGTCTGGAACTTTGGGAGACCGGAATGATCCGCTCTGCCCTCGCCACCGTGGTGATCAGCCTGTCCATTGGTTGGCTGATCACCGAGATGTTCAGCCAGATCGCCTACGTGAAGGTCCACCACCAACAGGAGATGCAGCAATGACCCCAGCAATATGCCTCGCATTGGCGCTGTTCTTCGAGGCTCGCTCCGAGCCGGTCGAGGCTCAGCTGGCCATCGCAGAAGTCATCATCAATCGCGCCGAGGACAGTCGCTGGCCAGACACAATCTGCGGAGTGGTCCGCCAAGGCGAAGAGCGTCGCCACAAGTGTCAATTCTCATTCATGTGCGATGGCAAGCCGGAGCGTCCGGACGACAACGTGATCGAGCAGCGCGCTTGGGACCATGCCCACGAGCTGGCAGACCAGATCCTTTCTGACCCGTCCATCCTTGCCGGAATGCCATCCGACCACTACGTTCGCACAGACGTGCAAAGGGTCTGGATGAATGACCTGTTCTACGTCGACACGATCGGCTCCCACACATTCCTGACGAGTAAAGAATGATGACCCGCATAAATGTGATACTGCCCAGCCAACTCACCAGTCCGCACCTCGTCGCCGAATATCGAGAGTTGCCGCGCGCATTCGGCCTTGCCAAGCGCGCTCACGAACGAGGATGGACGCCGGACAAGGCTCCGCAAAGCTACCTTCTCGGCACTGGCCACGTCACATTCTTCTACGACAAGCTGGCATGGTGCGCAAGGCGTCACGTAGAATTGGTCAGGGAAATGGAAGCAAGAGGATACCTTCCACTGATGAGGGTCGATCCACAAAGGCAACAGCTGACCAGCCCTGCGAGCCTGTGGGGGGATTGGACACCTACGCCGGACGCTGTCAGGCTGAATATGGCAAGGCTCCGAGAGCGTGATCCAGAAAATTACGCCTGATCTCAATAAAAACACTTTTCTTTCTGTGTCTGATCAGGCATAAGCTCTGTATCGGGCCGCGAGGCCCACCAACCCGAGGAGATACGACGATGAACTATCAAGCCAAAACTGCCCAAGCAACATTCGCAACCGAAGCCAAAGCTCGCGCATTTGCCAAGAAGGTCGGCGAGGGCGAAGTCGACGGATGCGTTTTCAAAGTTTGTCGGTCCATGACCTTTGGCTTCGTCACAACCGACATGTGCAATTGGGCCAAGAGCTGCGGCGCGGTCGAGACTTCCGAATTCTGAATTCTGAATTCAACCACCGGAGCTAATGCTCCGGCAACCACCAAGGAGAGGAACACATCATGAACGCAATCGACACGACCATCACAATCGCAGAGCGCACAAGGCTGACCATAGGCGGGATCGACCGCCTGACAGGCATCATCATCGGGGAAACCAAGAGCCGGTCCTCCAGCAAGGAAGCGGCTGTCAAGTTCTTCGCTCGTGCCGCAAGCTCAAAAGGCATCGAGATTGAGCACCTCTCAGGCGTCATCTTTGCCGAAGATCAGGAAACTGCAGAAATGAACCTCAGCAACGCAATGAATCCATCACCACCGGCTCTTGAGCCTGATAGTGCAACCGGCTCCGGTCGCCGCTCTTGCTTCAAGAACCAGCAGCTCTGGGCAAAGTGCGACAATCCGCGCGCCAAAGAGACCCGCGCATGGCACTCGATGAACATCATCATCGACAATGCTGGGATCACATTCGAGCAATTCAAGGCAAAAGGTGGCAACACGCGTGACCTTCTGCACGACTTCCGCCGCGACCGCATCACGATCAAGCCGGTAGAATGACCAACAAAGAGCTGGAGGCACCAGGTTCCAGTTATTCTGGGATTCCGGCTTCTAGCTCGTTTAATCCCCTATTCTTCTTCCTGTCTTTAAGAGAGAGGAGGAGGAGAATTAAATAGAGAGAGTTTGGGAAACCGGCGAAAAAATGGAACTTGGAGCCTAGGAGGCAAAGATGAGAATCACCAAGAAGAAAGAGCGTGCCACCGTGCACACCAGAGCCACACCGAAGATGCTTGCTGTGTTGCCGATGATTGAGGGTCAGAGGACTTGGCTCACCGGCGGAGGCCTTTCGATTGCGGCGACGCAACACAACTTCTCGATCTTGCGGGAGGCATTCGGGACCATCGAGATTGAGGGTGGTGAGACCAAGGAGGTGTTAGACGCCTTCGACCAGCCCAGCGAATATTCATTTAAGACCAAGCCATATCCGCACCAGATCGAGGCTCTGAAGCGGATGGAGGACAGGGCCGCGTTCGCGCTATTCATGGAACAAGGAACTGGCAAGACCAAGGTCGCGATCGACCGAGCCGGTGATCTTTGGTCCCGAGGTCTTATCACTGGCGTTCTGGTCGTCGCAAAGAAAGGCGTCCACCGGCAATGGATCGAGAGTGAGGTTCCGGCACACTTCGGAGGCGAATGGCATGGAGAGTTCTGGCCATGCCGCAAGATGCGCCTTCCAGACAGCGTCCGGACCGTTGGAGCGTTGAAGTTCTTCTCGATCAACTTCGACGGTGCCAAGACGCCCAAGGGTAAGGAGGCTTGTCTGGAGTTCGTCTACCACCACAAGGGTCGCGTTCTGATCGTCGCCGACGAGACGCAAGAGATAAAGAGCCACCGATCGCATCGCCACAAGGCTCTTGAAGAGATCAAGAAGGCATCCTGCTCGCCATACCGCTTGGCGCTGACTGGAACTCCGATAGCCAAAGACCTTACAGACGAATGGTCGCAGCTGCGCTGGGTCAATGAGGACATCCTCGGCATCCGCTACATCAGCGCCTTCCGCAACGAGTATTGTATAATGGGTGGCTTCGAAGGGCGGGTTGTAATCGGACACCGCAATGTCGAGCGGTTCAAGGAGAAGGTTGATCCGCACAGCTTCAGAGCGACTAAGGACCAGCTCGGGATCCTGCCCAAAGGCTACAAGCGATGGACCTTCGACCTGCACCCAAAGCAGAAGGAGGCCATCAAGAACATCCGCAAGGAGCTTGAGCACCAGATTGACACTGGCGAGATTATTTCCGCCGCCAATGCTGCTGTGGCGATGACCAAGATCCAGCAGGCCTCAAATGGCTTCATGATCGACGAGGATGGCGAGGTGCACACGCTCCTCCCGCCCGACAAGAACCCGCGCCTGTTGGCATTGATGGAATATCTCGAGGCCTACCAAGGCAAGACAATCATCTGGGCAAGGTTCCGGCGGGACATCGCAATGATCGCCAACGCGCTGGACGAGGCTGGGATCACATTCGTCGAATACCATGGCGGGACCAGCGACAACGAACGTGCCGAAGGCGTCAAGAGCTTCTTGGACCTTGGTGGTGCGCGTGTGTTCTTGTCCAATCCGCAAGCAGGCGGAACCGGCCTGAACCTGCAAGGCCTCTGCTCTCAGGCCATCTACTATTCCAACAGCTACAACGCTGTGGATCGCTGGCAAAGCGAGGACCGCATCCATCGGATCGGAACTACCGGCTCGGTCGTGTACACCGACCTTGTCGCAAAGGGATCGATAGACGCCGCAATACTGACCAACCTCAGCCGCAAGAAAGGCATTAGTGAGCTGGCCTTGGGCGACATAAAGAAAATGCTGGAGGAGATGTGATGAACCTATCACCGATGGAGAAGGCAATTTACGATGCGATGTTGATGGACAGATCTAAGCTCTGGACGATCGATGAAATAGCATCCGTGGCCTACAAACAAAAAGAGCGCCCTGTACACTGGTACGGGACGCTCGCAGCCACCATGAGGATCTTGATTCTCAAGTCTCGGCTGTTGCAGATCAAGATCGTCAGGACCAGCCAGCTAGGCAGAGGAGGCAAGGCGGAATACGCTTGCGAAACTGGCCTCGGAGTCGAGAGTGTCTGACCTTCCGGAGAAGCCTACAGGGAATTCGCTTTCTACAAACGAGCGGCTGGCAGGCTGGTTGCAGGGGTTGGCATTCGAGCTTATTGCTAACGGTTCCTCAGGGATGGCCAAGACTGTGGCTCTTGCCCAGTTCCGCGCCACAGGGATCGAGCCGACGGAAGATCAGCTCAAGCAAGTCGAGCTTGAAATGAGGAAGAAGGGCGAAGAGTTCGCAAAAACAATAATGGAGATTCAAGATGACGACCAATTCCAATCCGATGACAGACAACAAGGCGACAGCAGAGCAGGCAATCAGGAGGATCATCCACATCTGCGAGGCGAGGAAGACCATCGGAATCGCGAAGAATGATCACGGCTCTGCGCAACACAACGAAGAGGTCAAGTGCCTAGCCGAAATTGCTCTGCGAGGCCTATTGGCATAGTCCGGCGCGGATCTCGTTGTGGGCTATGACTGACCTGAGAAGCTGCTCGTCGTGCGCGAGCAGCCACTCGATCGTCTGGTCTGAGTCGATGTAGATCGTCCGCGTCCAGTCGCAATCAGTCGTCAGCCTTGTTCCGCACCCAGCGAGAAGCGCGCTCCCGCAAAGCAGCATCGCCAAGGTTGTCAATTTCTTCACGCACACCATTCGACCTCCGCATCCTTTGGTTCGAGGCTCTTGCAGCCTCCGCAGCAATGCGCTCTTCTGCAATTCGCATCCAGTGGAACCGGAGACCGAGGAGGCCTAGCGCAACGCCAAGAAGGATCAGGGCATAGATCCTAAGCTTATTCATCATCGTCCAGAACTCCTCGGCCTCTTCGATTTGCTTATCGGCGCTGAGCAGGCTGAGATACACCAACCCGACATCGATCAATTTAGCGCGCCCCAGCCATGAAGTCTTTCAGCCGATTGCGGAAGAACCACAACCCGAAAGCAACAAGCAAGAAGCCTCCGACCAGCGCGATGATCTGAGCTTGGCCGTCCAGAGCTGCAACAGCAGTTCCGATGCCAGTCGCGCCAGTCAGTATCTGGGTGGTAGATGCTTGGGCTGTCTTGGTCGCCGCAACTGATTGACGTGCGCCCTTTGCGCGTCGGATCGCCAAGAGGCGCGATGCAGGATAGGGTGCGATGCTGACCTTGTTGCCTTGGTTGCCGCCAAGGACCATGACCATCCCGTTCTCGACACCGGCGAAGAATCCGACATGACCGTGAGCTGGATTTGGAGGGCGCTTAAAAACAACCACATCGCCGTGTTGTGCTTCGGCAAGGCTTGCGACAGGATCTCCCCAATTGGCGTAGGACCGAGCATTGAGCTTACCAGTGTGAGGAAGACCGAGCTGGGCAAGGACGGCCCCAACGAAGGATGCGCACCAAGGCGTCTCGTCGTCCTTGACCCATCCGTGCCCGACAGCCTTCGCGAAGCCGACGACAGTTTCGTTTTGGCGAGCGCCTGGATATTCCTTGAGCCCAAGATAGCCTTCTGCTGCGCTGAAAATTGCTTCATTCATTTCATCCGCCATTCTGTTTAAAAGTGTACGTTATGCCAGCCGCCAGAACGATCCAGAAGATGCGCTCTGCGAAGCGCAAGGCCTGTCCATTGTTCCCTGAGTTCTGCTCGACAGCAGTGATCCGGTCGTTGTGCTTCTTGATCGCCTCTTCGAAGCTGTCGATCCGCTTGAAGACCGTCACCAGCCTCTCTTCGACGCGTGCCAGCACAACGATCGCTTTGCGGATTTCCTTGAGCTCGGTCTCGATGCTCGCTAATCTTGTGTCTTCGGTCATTGCCGCCCCTCAGTATTGCGTGCCTCGATCTCATCCATGACTTTGAACAAGACCTCGAAGGCTCGTCTTGCACCGTCGGCGATGTGCGGAATCTCCCGCAACTTCTTTACGAACAGCTCTGCTTCTTGGGGCTGGTCGAATTGTATGTGGGCCGCTGGAAGGTCGACTCCGCGTAAACGCATTGCCTTCTCGATGACCTGTCCGCCGCGCCGGTGAGCGCCGATTGTCAGGTAGGCTCCGCCGAAGATGGCCGATATCCCAGTGAGGGTCGCAGCGTAGACTGCTGCCGCCTTCGAGGGATTGGCCACCACCGGCAAGAGCGCCAGAAGGTCGTTGGCGAGCCGGTCGGCACGCCGAATGTGTGGCGGAAGGTATGGGTCCATGGCGAGCTGGATCGTCATGTGGGCGTGCAACCAGTCTGCCCATTCTTGTGCGGTGATGGAGCCGTCCACCATGCGCTTAGCGAGAGGATGGCCCTCCGCCTTGTGGTGCAGATCACGTGTTGCTTCCCAGAGCGGACCCATCAGATTACCTCAAATTCTTCGCGTTGATTGGCGACGTAGTGGAGAGAAACCACGAGCTCGTCACCGGAGTTCACTCGAACATAGAGCATGTCCTGACTCTTCAAGATGGCCTTACCAACCGGAAGGCGGAACTTTGTTCCAGCAGAAACTTCGAGGCTGTCGACAAGAATCACTTCCTCACTCTCGTCGAAGTTAAGCACCTTGATCGAGACGTTCGCGTTACCTCCAGCAAATGACATCGCTGTCGTGATGTAACGAGACTCAACTTCACGAACGTTCTGCGGATCGATCTTGTCTTCCACCAGATAAGTCGGAGGCTGGGTGACGTAAGTCCATCCGCCCAAGACCTTCGCTGATGTTGAGCGGTAGACCCGCTCGAAGAGATTGAGCGGAGGTCTATTTGTTCTAATTTCCCTGCGGAACAAGTCTGACCCGAACATCGCGTGTCCAGATGATAGCATGGTCCCGTCGGAGTAGATTATCTTGCGGATCGAGCCTTGGCCAGATATTCTCGCCCCTGCCGCTGACAGATACCCGTCTGCTCTGTTCACGACCAAGAACTGCCCGAGACCTTCGATCTGCTGACCAGCGGCTTCCAGAGAGCCGTCCGCGTAGACCACGTTCGGCGATGCTGTCAGCCCCTGAAAGCCGTGACCGGCCGACACGAGTATTCCGTCAGCGTAGATTACGAGCTGCTCGGCCGGACTCGGCGCTCCGAGAGGCGCGTCTGCGATGGGGCTGAAGCCTAGCATTGATTATGCCTCCGGTTTGGTCGGCCAAGTGATGCTCCACGGGAAGCCCGCTTGGTCTGTGACGTCGCGCAACGACTGGCGGTATGCGGCCCACTCTGGAGTCATCGTGTTGTCGCTCAAGGCCATCCAGTCAGTCTGCTGCAGGAGGTAGTCCCGCTGCGATCGGACAGATTGCCCCTCGTTGTCGGTGCGCTGCGCGATCTCTTCGGGCGTTGCGTCTGTCACGTCCCAGACCTGTGTCCACGCTCCGTCGGTCAGGACAGCCGTTCCCTCGTTGACGTTCTTCGTGTAATCCACCTCCGGACGCGGTGTCAGCGTCAGCGGGAATACATCCCAGTCCGCCAGAAGCGCGTCGCTGGGACGCTTCGGGAAGGACGTGTTCGGGTTGTCACGACGCAGTTGCCCGATTGAGTAATTCTCAGGCTGGCCGTTTGTGATCTTTACGTAGGACATTCAAAGCTCCGTTTTTGGTAGGGACATAAATTCAGGTTTGGCGATGCTCTCGACACCGAACATCCGCTGTGTAACTTCTGTCGCACAGTGCTCGTATTTTATAGCCATCTGGTCAAGAAAATCTTCAAGGTCCGCCGCTGTGGGGCGCGCGCCGTTGTTGATGCGCTCGTCGGTCGCGGCGATGTATCCGGTGACTTCCCGCAAGGCGATCTGGATATGAACCCCGAACTGCTGAAGGTATTCAATCGACGCCTCCTTGCCCCGACCCAACTCTACCAAGTTGCGGTAGAGAAGTTCAAATCCGCGCCGGACGTGAAACTTGTTCTCGTGGCGCTCGAAGTCTTCCTCGGTCCAGTCTTCAATGCCGTGAGTTGCGACAAGGTTGTCATAGGCGGCGATCAGGACCGCGATGTCTTTGACCGCACCGGAGATATGGTTCTCCATCTGCTGTATCTGGAATGCCTTCTGCCGCTGCTTGGCCTCATGCAGTGCCTCGGAACAGTCCGGATCAGGCTCTTTCTCGGTAAGCTCGACGTAGCTGACTTGCGCTTCGGACAGCGCCGCTTGGCGCTTGGCGATCTCCGCGAGAACCTGACGCACCTGCCGGTGTGGCGCTTGGCCCGTGAGCATCGTGAGGCTCATCAGGCTGGTGGTCGTCTGGCTGTTGCTGCGCCCGAAGGACTGCGTCTTGGCTACCATCTCAGGGAGGCGCGCAGATGCCAGCTCAACCGCCTTGGCGGGAGCGAGTGACGCGAAGTTGCTCTGTGTGGTTGTGATTTCGTTGCTCATTTTATCCACCTGATGTTGCCGATAACTCATATCGCCCGACCGTTAAGTCTCCGAAATCGAAAGCATTTGCGATCGATGCTATGGTCAAATAGTCCATTGCGTTAGATGCCCCATATCCAGTATATCCGCCACCATATACCCCCCTTGAGCCATCGCTTGTGCCTGCCAATTTTTCTCTTGCCGCCACCAAATTGTTAAATCCAAGTGCATTGCCCAGAGTGGCAATCGTGATGAAGCGTATACCTCTGGTCACACTAGGTCCACCGCCCGCAAAGACACCTCTTGTGCCGTTTGATGCTGCACCAACGCCTTGTGTCGAATCGTATAGATCACCAAAATCTGTAGCGCTGCCCGTGGTGGCGATGGTGATGTAGTCCATAACATTGCTCCCGCCACCGCCTCCAGCAAACACCCCCCTTGTTTCGCTACCTACGGCGCAAAGGTAGTATCTAGCAACAGTCAAACTACCGAAGGGAGTTGCATCACCTTTACTCGCTATGGCGATGTAGTCTATAGTGCTCGATAAGCCGATTCCACTAGCAAGCCCGCCAGCAAAAACACCTCTTGAACTGTCCGATGTTGCAGCACCATAGGACCTAGCCAGAGACAAGTTACCAAAGTCTGAAGCATTACTCGTTACGGCAATGGTGATATATTCTATGGTATTGCTTATAGATGAATCACCAGCAAACACGCCCCTATGGCCGTTTGAAGTTCCCATCGATAAACCTAGATTGATTGTGTCGCCGAATGAAGCTGCGTTGCCAGTTGTCGCTATAGTGACGTAGTCAATGGTTCTTGTTCCGGTTCCCGGCGTTCTTCCTCCAGCGAACACGCCCCTCGGCCCGAACAATGTGCCGACAACACCACCAGCCCCACCAGCACCTATCGCCTTGCCCCACAACATTACGAACCATCCCCGACGAGTGCGCCGTACAGCACAGTTGATACTTTCCACAGTGCAATAACCGTAGGAACATCAGTGGCAAGCGTAGGAGCAGCGCCAGCGTTGTTGACCCACGTCATCGTAGGCCATGTGACCGCGAACCCAGTACCGTCGTCGATCATGAGCGTGATGCCCTGACCGGCGGAGAACCCGTCGGTGTATGTGGTGGCTCCCGTCAGGGTGTGCGTCTGCACAGAGCCGTTGTCCGGCTCGAGCGCAACACTCGTGCCGGTGATCGCGTACACGTCCTCGGTGATCGTGCCACTGGTCACGACAGGGCTCGTACGTCCGAAGTTGGCTAGGTCGCGTGCGTTGGTCATGTCGTACTCCGAGGCTGCAGAACTGCGATTTCGTTGTTCATCTTATCCACCTGATGTTGCTGCCAGATCGCTTCTGCGCAAAGTTAAATCACCGAAGTCGGTGGCATTGCCCAGCGTTGCGATAGTAATGTAGTCAATAGTGGTAAGCCTAATGCTAGTAACCCCCCCACCGAACACACCTCTGGGGCCGTCACTTGTTGCGGTTAGTATCTGTCTAGCTTGGGTCAAATCACCAAAGTCAGCGGCGTTACCAGTAGTGGCGATTGTGATGTATTGGATAGTATTGGAAACAGCTCCGCCCACAATACCTCCGCCGAACACACCACGGGAACCGTCGCTTGTAGCCCCTTGTCGTTGTGTTGTTTGTACCAAATCACCAAAGTCGATAGCGTTGCCTGTGGTAGCGATTGTGATGTAGTCGATGGTGTTGCTGGAAACATTTCCCCCGCCAAAAACACCCCTAGAGCCATCACTCGTAGCGGCAAGAAAATACCTACTTGCAGTCAAATCACCAAAATCGTCAGCAAAGCCCAAACTGGCGATGGTGATGTAGTCGATGGTGTTAACACCAGCTCCACCCACACTAACAGAACCCCCTGCAAACACGCCGCGAGAGCCGTCGCCCGTACCCGCGAGCATATATCTCGCTAGGGTCAGTTGGCCGGAACTTACAGCGTTTCCGGTTGTGGCGATTGTGATATACTGAGTAATATTGATAGGCTGACCGACGAAGCCTCCACCGAACACACCCCTAGAGCCATCACTCGTAGCGGCAAGATCATACGTGGCGTTCACCAAATCACCAAAGTCAGTGGCGTTACCAGTAGTGGGGATGGTGATGTAGTCAATGACGTTAGGAACTGGATTGTCGTAACCCCCGCCAAACACACCTCTCGGCCCGAATAGCACAGGTGCTCCGCCAAGCGTCCCGCCAGCACCGATAAGACCACGCTTCAGCATTACGAACCATCCCCGACGAGTGCGCCGTAGAGTGTTGTGCTTACCTTCCACAGCTGGACAGTCGTGTATCCGGTGGTCGCCAAGTCGGGCGCGGCACCTGCGTTATTGATCCACGTCATGGTGGGCCACGTGACCGCCTGCCCTGCTCCGTCGTCGACCATCAGCGTGATAGCTTCACCGTCCGAGAGGGAATCCGTATATGTGGTGGCACCAGACAGCGTGTGGGTCTGCACGGTTCCGTTGGACGGATCAAGTGCGGGGGTCGTGCCAGTCAGTGCGAACACCTGCTCGACGATGGAGGCTCCGAAGGTGGCGTCTCCCGACACGGTGGTGGTCGACGAGAACGTCACCCCACCACTGAACGTGCCGCCAGACGCAGGGACATACTCGACATCAACACCGATTGTTGTCCACGCAATGATCTCAACAAGATCGCCAGCCGAGGCTCCTGTGCTCAAGACTACAGATGTTCCGTCAGTGGCCGTGTAATCCGCAGTGCCGAGCTTAGAACCATTCAAGAAGACGTCGACGTAGCCTATCGTGTAAACCGCAGAGAATGTGGTTTGACCACCACTCGCGGTGAAGTTCAGCTTCGTGTAAGCCACACCGCGCAACAAGTCTTCAGCGGCTGCGGTGACGAATACCTTGGCCGCTCCGGCGAGCGTGATCAAAGAATCAGCGTTGCTGCTCTCGTCGACTGTCCGAGTCAGTGTTCCAGCTGAGTAGACCCCAGAGCCTATCTCCCACTGACTTTCTTCTTCGATGACGTAACGAACGGTGTCGCCGTCGGAGACCCCAGCATCAGCAAAAGACTGATAACCCTCCAACGCTGCACCGAGTGAAAGCGTCCCAGTCCCAGTGGTCGCTGTCTCGACATACGCTCTGTTTACGAGGACGACCATGAATTATGCTCCCGTCGCTGGTTGCGAGTAAGTCATCGTAGAAATAACCATCAGGTCTCCGGAAGACATCTCAAGCTGACTCAACTCAAAACTCCCCCCGCCGCCGACCAGCGTGACATCACCAGAAATGATCACTGTGCCGCCGCTGTTCTTAACAGAGAACCCGTCACAGACCCCCGTGGCGGTCACGGTTCCAGATGCGACAACAGGCACCCCAAGAGTCGGGTTAGCGGTTGTCGAGGCGTCAGTTGACCCTGCCGCAGCCGGAGGGAAAACGTCTGCAACTAGGGTGAGAGCTACCAGAACCGTTGCGCCTTCCTTAAACTCGATAGAGCCGCCGTCGAATAGCGCCGCGACAGCGTCGACTGAGGTATTCAGTGGGTTGTTCGCTAGAGTGATAGCCATGATTAGCTCCTACAAGATTGTGAATTGTTCGCGCTGGTTTAGCACGAAACTGAGATGCGCGATGCCACTAGCCGAGGCGGAGCCTCTCACTTGCAGTCGGTCACCAGTCATCAGGATATGTTTGTCCAGGTCCAGTTTTATGAAGCCAGACGCACTGATATCTTCGCCAGACGTCACTGTGTACGCCACATCGAGAGGGTCAAGAACCCTGATGTCTGCCGTGATGGCAAGCGCGGTCGCGTTAGACAGAAGCAAGTTGCTGATGATGGCCGCTGTGTTGATCGTCTTCTCTGGAGAAAGTCCGGTTGCTGGGATGACGTAATCGGGCACGTCGTAAATTGTCGTCCAGTTTTCGTCGAACGATATCCGGACAACTTCGAAAAGATTGAGTGGCGGACGCGGAGTGGTAATAGTAGACATCTAGCCTCCTAGTGCGATTGTTAGGGGGAGCGAGATGTTCTGAACCCCTCGTGAGAATGCCTGTCCTTCAATCGTGCTACGCTCGAAGTCGACGCGAAGGTCTTTGCCAAGATAAGTGTCGCCAACTTCGGTGCTGTACGTCGCGTAGACACGGCCACCGAGGCTCTCAATTATGGCCAGAGAAGACTCAGGAGCCTCCCCCGTTCCACGTTGCGAGAACGGGAGGGAGTTGTAGTTGACACCTGAACCAGCATAGCTGAACTGTTGTCCGGTAGCTTCCACGACCGATGCGAAAGATGAGACGTATTGGCTAGCAGAACCGTTGGTGTTCACATCATTGATCACCAGCTTCATGAACCCGACAAGCTCGCCGACCATCTGCTCGGCAGCAGCGTCTGTGAAACGCTGGACCAGTTCCGCAATTATCTCGTCCCAAGATGCTGTGAATATTCCGACCAGCGATGGATTGAACGCCAGCTCCGCATTCCAGTTGAAGAATCCTTTGATCACATACTGCGTGGCTCGATCTTGGCCAGAGCGGAGGTCGTTCGCTATCGCCCGCAAGATTGTTCGGGTGTCCCGCTCAGCGAGCTCGTCGTATGTTCCTGACCAACCGGAAAGACCTGAATACCGGACCATAAGATCAGTCACGATGGCCTCAAACTGACTGTCGATGATTGCTGCGGATGCGTCTTGCTCGGTGATAAGCTCTTGGTTCGGAACCCCGTCTAACTGGACAGAACGCCGGAAGCCTGTCGCCGCCAGAGCGTAGTCCCCGAATGTGTTGTTAGAGTTGGCGACTGTGACCTGCCCACCTTCGTTGCACCACAACCCGACGCGAGACCAGTTCGTAAACACAGAGACCAGTTGCACGAAAGCGTTGCGCGTGATTGCGTATCCCACACCGTTCGGGTTGATCGCCGTGAAGCTGTCTACGACGACCGAACGAAGAGGGCTGTCCAAGTCAAGAACAGAACCGTCGGCAAGAAGGTTGCCGCCCCCCAGAGGCATGTCCGGATTCCCGTTCGCGCGGTCGATAGGAAGAACAAGTTGCTCTTGTGTCAGGCTATGAAGCTGTGAGCAGTCTGCAATGTAGGGTGAACGCGTAATCACTTCTCCTGCATTGAAAGAGAAGACCCAGCCCTTCGTCGGAACAGAGTACGTCTCGGTCGCTGGATCAAACGTGATGCTGTCGTGCTGCAACCCTCTGAACGTGAAACCGCGAACCTTGATCCCGCTGGTCATCAGGAACATGTTGTTGACTTCTTGGCCCGCCGGAAGCGTCAGCGTTGTCACGCGGAGGTCGTACCCGTACAGGGCGCAATTCGCAGGGATCACGGTGTCTGGCTGAACAACGTATGAGCCAGGATGAACGATCATCACACAAGGAGATCCTTGGGCCTCCATCTTGTCGATCGCCGCATTGATTGTTGCGAGAGGCTTGCTGGAGCTCGTTCCGCTGTTTAGGTCACTGCCATTCTCCGCAACGTAAATCGTATTGGCTATCGGGAATTCTGGTATGGCAGACTGAGGCCACTGGAACAGTATTGGGACGTTGACATCTTCGGCCTCAACATAGTCCGCACTGTCCGCATCTGTCGCTCTCGTCGCTAGGTCGGCATTGTCTGCATCCAAGGCTCTCGTGGCGAGATCGGCATTGTCTGCATCCAAGGCTCTCGTCGCAAGGTCAGCAAGAAGGGCTGTTCTGGACTCTTTTGCAAGCTGTACCTCATTCTCCGACCCGAGAACCCTGACGTCTGTCTGCCCATCAAGCCCGAATGTTCTGACGTAAGGCACAAAGTAGACTGCGCTCGCCGGAGGAGTTATGTCTTCTCCCAACACGCGGCTCGCGTCGTACACGCCCATGGCTTGGGTGAGGGTGACGTCTACAACGGTCTGATCCAGAACGATCTGCTTGAGGCCGTCCAACCAAGAAATGCCGAGCCGCACGGTGTCACCGGCAGGATCAGTTGGGTTAAGGCTTCTGCGAACGCTCCAGCTGACAACCACCTTCGTGTCTTCTAGAAGGCGCATTCTTTCTAGGACGCCCAGCACCTTAGCTCCGGACAACCTAACGAACGCTCCGTCCGAAAAGGTCGCAACCACATCTCCGACGAACTCATCCGCCTCGCCGCTCGAACCGTCTAGAGTCTGCGTGAAGTTCTGAGGAGTGTCTCCTGCAAGATAGGACTGGCGCAAGATTGCGAAGCCTGTCGCATCATCTGGAAGAAGACCGGAAAAGCCAGCAGGAAGCGCGGCTGTTATGGTCCATGTTCCAAGCTCGCGCCGATAGGTGCCGGTGTTTGTTGTGTCGTTTAAGACGAAACCTATCGAGCCATCCGTTGGTGCCGAAACAGCATTCAGATTTGCCAAAGTGTCCTCGAAGTAGAGATTCGAGTCCAGCGCGGCAAGGCTCTGGATCTGCTCCAGAAGCGTCTTCAGCTCAAAAGGGTTTATCTGATGACGCGGGGAGGCCGGATCACCGAGGATGACAGATTTAACAGAGAGCGTCGTCATGGTTTCTCCTTGCGATCACAACGCAAAGCGCCGTGTCGTTATTATCGCTGATCTTGACCAATTAGGCAAGCTTATGGTCAGTCGACAGATTAAGATCAATAAAGGTCAAACGACCTCGGCAATTTCAGGACCGCTTACCGCCCCAGCGACGCCAGAAGAGTTTATTGGCTCACCCCAGTAGTAGTAAGTTCCGACCGGACGTCCAGCATCAACGAAGAAGTCCGCACTGTTTGCTGCGCCGTATTCTGTCTGTATTGCCGTCGCACTCCCAAAGTCTGTCGTTGTCCCGCGATATATCCTTGTTGCGAAATAGTTCGGGTCATTTGGGCTTTGGAATTCGATCGTGACGTCAAAACCAAGAACGCTCGTTGCAAATGTCGTCAGCGGATTTGGCGGAGTAGAGTTTAGCACCGGCGTCGCCTCGACCGGAACAACAGGCTCAAAGGTCGAAAGTTGCGCACCAGAAAAGCCAGTGACAGCCGCAACCTGAATATCGTATGTCGTTTGGTCATCAAGAGGGAAGATGTCAAAAAACAGAGTACCAGCCGGAATGACGCCAGATTCAATCCAGTTTCCGGTGTCCTTTTCAGCCCAGCGAACGCGAGCAGCATTGACAGAATTCGCAGCCGTCCAAGAGGTGCGCAATCCAGGAGTTCCGCCAATTGAGATCGACACCGCTGTTACTCCGGTCGGACGATCATCGTCCACAACTGGAATGACATCTCCATATGCAGGTTGCGAAGGTTCTTCCACGTCCGGATCAAAGTCGAAGTCTTCTGCGACCACCGAGACGAGGCCAAGCTCGTATGACATTCCATCCTCGTTTCGGATCATGACGTCAACCTCAAAGACGGCGTCGATGCCGAGTTCTGCGTGGCTCACCCGAATGAACCGCTCTTTCATGATTCGATGTGCGCGGTATTTCACGATGCCATTGATCTTGTACTGTGAGCGTTTTGCCCGTGACAGCCGCTTGGCGATGCGGATCGCCTGATTGTGACTGTTGATAAAAAATATCGAGTAGTCTTCGCGTATGCGCCGCCCTTCTGGATCTGCAATCCAAGGCGCTGATGGAGTCTCTCTCCAAGCGTTTTGCGGCTCGGTGTAGTTGATCAAGATCTCGTTGGGCGCTTCCTGCTCCGAAGTCCCCTCCGAAACTGTCATCGAATAAAAGTCGTCTTCGGTAAGTGTGATTGTCGGCTCAATGTAGCGTCCAAGCTTGAAGCCCACCTCACCCTCGGGCGTTTCATAGATGTACGCATCGCACGCCGTCCCAAACTGAGCGCGAAGCTGATCGTCGTCTACGGACTCTGCAAATGAGCCGTTGATCGTCCACTTGCGCTGAGTTCCGCCGCCTTTCTTGGGAACAAGAGTGTCGGCCACGTTTGCCTCTGTGGCGACATCATCCCAGTTTACAGATCGACCCATGATGCGAGTGGCCCAATCGGCCAGAATAAGAGCCGCATTGTCGGTGAACTTGAAGCTGTCGTCCCTCGGATCAAAGATGTCGTTGCGCCCTCTGATAACAGGAGCGTAGGCCCACTCCCGTCCTCTTGGGTAGTTGGTGGAGAATTTGTCTGATGCCGGTTTTCCTGCCGAGATCTGAGCGACGGCAAGACCAGCAAAATCGTGGGCGCTGGTCAGCTCAGCGTATTTTGAAACAACCGGAAGAGTCGCCTGCGGATCTGTCCCAAGTCGCACATAGATGCTTGCTAAGGATCCTGGCGGCGTCGTCGTCACGGTTGTTCCAGAAACAGAAACGGGCCATTCGTCCAGCCAATGCTGCTCAATCCCATCAATCTCGTGGGCTGCGAGGATGACCACCACATCCCGCTTTTTGTCTCCGAAGTTGGTGTATGCGATCGGCCCTCCCTTGCGGACGGTGCCATAGATGGTGTCCATGTAAGTGATCGCTTGGGCGTAGTTCACCATCCGCGCCGAAGGCTCTGGTATGGCTGGTTTAGGCATCAATAGACGCGCAAGGGCTGCAAGCGCCAAGCCGATAACCAGCTGCGTAGCAAAGCTCGCGAAGGCTGCTAGGGCTGCGCCGGTCAGGCCGACCGCAATGCCAACAGCCGTAAACGCCGCAGTTATTGCACCAACAACCGCCACCACGAAGGCGACGACCGGCGGCATGGCCTGCGCCGGTGTAGGGATGATGGCAGTTGATGCGAGCAACGCCGCCACACGAGCCGACCGAAGGATGCGAGCTGGAAGCGTATTCTTGCGTAGCACCGGAAGGTTGTCTGTGTTCTTAGTTTTGGACATAGCCGACACTCCATGCTGCCGCGACGCTATATGGGATCATTGTCGTGGCTCCTTGTGGCGCTTTGATTGCCCAGCTCTTTCCGGTGAAGATTGCACCGGCCAACTGCAGCTTTCCGTCTGTCGGAACCTCGACGACGCCAATGTCACCCTTGACAGGCTTATCCGTTCTCGGAAGCCTAGCAATGTCTTCGGCAAAGCGCGCGACCGTTGCCACAGGGTCTGTGAAGTATCCAGTGGCGCGCTGGCAAGATGGCGCGCTATCGTAGGTGTATCGTAGGTCTATTGCTGGGTCGAACCCGTGGACGACCTTGACCCAATCGGCCAAGACGATCATGCAATCGCATTCGCCCCAAACAAAAGGCTTTGAGATCAGAGAGTTTAAGAAGCGGTAAAGGTCATCCATCAATCAAACAACTTCTGCTCTTGAAAGTCCACCGTTGGGATGAACTCTAGCGAGGGATTGGTGCGCCCGATCAGCTTGCTGTGGTCAACTGTATTGTAGACCAGCCTTCGTGCGCGTCTGCGGTTCTCGAATACGCTTTCAAAGGTGATTGCGATCTCTCGACTTTGCGCGCCAGACGTGGAGTATTTCAATGTTCGCATCACGCGCGTCATCAAAAGCTCTGGCGGTAGCATCGGATTGTAAAGCTCAGAAGGGTCAGTGATCGGCTGCACATAAAACTTGACAAGCCGCCCATTGATGTAGTCGTTCCCGAGACTTTTGACTTGGCCAATCAGATCAGGCGCGTCTGGATCTTGGAAGAACGACATGGACAGCTCGCCCGCCGGTGCTATGCCGTTGACGGATTGCTCTACTCTTCCGGCCTTGATGAGCTGCGACCCAAACCAATTCTTGCCATTAACATCAGTGAAGAACCCATCCGTTCCGACAATGAAGCCGAAGTCTCCATCTGGGGTGTTAATATTTACAAGCTCAAGCTTGCCAATGATTTCTACATCACTCATCGCACCCACTCCACAAAATTAAGCGTTGGAGATGCGTACTGCTCGCCGCCGTAGCTGATGGACCCTGTCGCATCGTCCTCAGCGAAGAAGATTCCGAAGGCTATGGTGCTGATTGCATTGTCAGCGGTGACCGCCTTCCGCAGAGGCATCTCGACCGTTAGGCGGATGATTGATTCAAGCTGGCGGTAAACTTCCTCTGCGCCCTCTCCGCTGTTGGCAAGATAGTCATCCTCCCTGACCAGACTTCTGAGGGCGATGGCTTCAGTAACCACGAATGGGTAATCATTGATTGAGTAGATACCGCCTATTTTCGGGACAGCATTAATGTTTCCGACATCTAGCCAAACTTGATAAGCTCCAGCACTCGGGAGCGTGCCTTGGCCAGATCCATCAAAGACCCCGTAAGGCTCCCCAACCACATTCCAGAACGGAACGAACTCATAACCTTTGCCGTCTGAAAATGGATTGCTCGTTGTCGGGATGATTCCACGCTCAGCCTCGCTCTTTGTGATCAGCCCATAGTCAAACGACAAAGGATCAATCATTGGAACTCGATAGGCATTGCGACGCCCTTGGGCGCGTGCTCTGATGGCCCGCCATTCCGCTATCTTTTGGCCTTCGAGGGCAAGCTGCGGAGAACCGATCCAACGCGGAAAGGCATTGTAGACGATCTGACGCGACGCGGCGTTAGTTTCGCCAATGCTCTGGCTGCGCCAATCAATGTCCCAGTTGCAATTTGTTGACAGCATCAACTCAAGCGGAATTGTTATGGTCCTCATGCTGTTGTGCCTCGCTGGTCATATTGCGATAGTGTAGATCCGAATGCCTGCTTTTGAAGCCTGTTGGCTTGCGTCGAAACCTGAATTGCCACATTGCCGCTGATCTGGCGAACGCGCGGAGTGAACATCTCGCCCTCTTCAGCCGTGATCGCAAGCTCAATCCTTTCGGTCGCTCGCTGAGAGGCCACACCCAGCTTTCCGTCTGCGCCCCTCTTGAGAGGCATGATGGCCTCTGGACCAGCCTCGCCCATAAGACCCGTCTTGCCGCCAGACATCCCGAAAGCGGTCGGACCACCAACGACGCCGCCCTTTGCGAAAGGGACCACATTGCCAGCGGACATCACCGCCCCGTCCGCCGCCCCAAAGGCGAAGGCGAAGGCGTTTGCGAAAGCTCTGTTGATCAAGGCGCGTGCAGCCATCTGCAACAGTCCAGAAAGCGCCTCAGTTGCAGACTTTGCGCCCATCACCATGTCGGTGAAGGCGTCCGCGAAGGACGATTGCATCTGACCAGCAGCTCCTGCGAGCTTTTGCAGAGGCGAAACGAGCCCATTGAGAATGCTCGGGAGACCCTCGCTGGCCTTGTCCCTGCCCTTTCCGCCGCCACCGCCTGCGCCGCCAAGCCTGTCGGTCTCTGCATTGACAGCTGCCAAGGCTTCTGCAACGGTTCGGATCTCTTCTTCGGTCTCACCAGCCGCCTCGCCGCTCTCGCGCAAGCGGTCGACAATGGCCTGCACCGAAGTGAGCGGACGCCCAGCCAAGTCGCGGAACGAGCTTGCCATCTGAGAATAGATCGCCTGCATGGATGCAGCATCTGCCGCGAGCTGTCCAAAGAGGCGTGGCGCTGCTCCGGTGTAGTTGACGTCCATGGCCGCTGTAAAGGCCTCGGATGCTGCTTTGCCAACAGCGGCTGCTTGTCCGACGAACGGATTGTCTACGCCGCCAAGGCTGATTTCTCCGATGCCGCCGAAGGCCGTCTCAATTCCAACAGCAGCGAGCGCGTCTCCGATCTTGCCGACGAAGGCGTCAATTCGCCGGATCGCCGCATTCAGCATGCTCTCAACACCCTCAATCAAGCTGTTCGCCGCTTGGAACACCAAGTCGCCGATCGCCCCAGGAATTGCACGCCAAGTGGCAATGATCGCATCCTTGGCCCCGACGAAAGCGCCGATCATCTTGTTGGTGCCGTCATAGGTCGCATCGACCACGCCTTGCATGGCATTGTAGGCGGTGAATTTGAAGTTCTGCCAGAGCTCAAGCGCCCCGTAAAGTGCTGCTTGTGCCGCATAGCCGAACCGCTCCCAGACCTCTTTTGCGACCTCGCTAAACATGCGCATCATCTCGCTGAAGCCGCCGAGCTTGCCGGACATCTGGTCCAAGAAATAGATGGCTTCGCCAAGGCCAACAATCAGCGCGCCGATGCCTGTCCGGATCAAGGCCGCACGCGTCAGAAGTGCAGCCGCAGTAAGGCGTCCCATCGCAATAGCGCCTGCGATGATTGCCGGAGCGAAGTATGTTGTCACCGCCAAGGCTGCTGCGATAATGTAGGCGCGGATGCGCTCCATCTGTGCCCCGATAAGGCGGAACACCGAAGTGATGCCTTGAACGACGGTGCGGAGAATGCCGGTTAGCCCAGCCTCACCCATAGCAAGAACGACGCCTTGGATTGCAGAACCCAATCCCTGAAGGTCGCCTTGAAGGGTGTCGCGCATCGTTGTTGCCATGCGCAGCGCCTCACCCTCGACATCCCCGAGAGCGGTCGTAAGCTCGTTCAATCCAGGAACCTGAGAGGTCAGAGCAAGGATCGCAGGACCGCCCCGATCACCGAAGATCGTCAATGCTTCTGCAGCCGTTATGTTGGCACCGGCAAAGCGTTCCACGATGTCGGTTATCGACTCTGTTGCCGGTGAGACTTCTGCGAGCGAAAGGCCCATGCTCTTGATTGCATCAGCAGCCTGATCGGTTGGGCTGACCAGCGAGGAAAGGATGCGCCGGAGGCCGGTGCCAGCCATGCTGCCCTGAATGCCCGCGTCCGAAAGAACTCCGACAGCTGCAGCAGTGTCACCGAGCGAGATGTCGAGCGCGGAAGCCACAGGCCCAACGTATGACATTGCGGTGCCGAGCTGGTTCACGTCTGTGTTGGCACGGCTTGAGGCTGCAGCCAGAACGTCAGCGACCGAGGCCGCTTCCATCGCCGCAATTCCGAAGCCGGACATGATGTTGGATGAGATGTCTGCAGCCGTTGCGAGGTCCATGCTCGCCGCAGTGGCAAGGTTCAGAACATCTGGGATCGCTGCGACCGCTTCTGCTGCGCTGAAACCAGCCATGCCGAGAAACCGCAGGCCATCAGCCGCCTGAGAGGCGGAGAACTCGGTCGTTGCTCCGAGGCCCATCGCCGTAGAACGAAGGAGCTTGAGTTGGTCGTCGGTAGCGCGCGTGATGGCGGCAACCTGCGCCATGGCATGCTCGAAGCCTGCTATCTCACGCACAATAGCGCCGCCCGCAAAGGCCGCGCCAAGTGTTGCTGCCATCCCAAAAGCAGCTCTGCCGACAGTTCCGAAAGCGCGCGTCATGATCGCCGTCGAGCGGCTCACGCGTCTTTCATTGCGGTCGGCAGAGTCACCAAGACGATTAAGATCGTTGGAACCGGTCCGCACTCCACGACTGTCAGTGTTCAGGAGCAGAGTTGCGAAGTCAATCATTTACGCGATCCTTTTGTGCGCACCATGATGGTCGGTGCATCTTCCCAAGGTGGTTTCCCGAGCGGGTTGCCGCCAAGATTGACGCCTTGAATATACTCAAGACTCATGTCGCGGAGGGTTTTGGCCTCCCAACCAGCCAGACCCCAGTTGAGGTCCGAGAAGGCTTTTAGCTCGGACCAAAGGAGTTGGACCATGCCTGCTGTCTGGCCTTCGCTCATCCCGCCGCCTACGTGGGAGACAACGCCAATCTCCAAGAACACTTGAAAGAGGTATTCTTCATCCTCAAGCGGTGGAAGATCCGGCGGTGCTCCGGTGTAGAAGAGGTAGGCGTCCCATCGACTTTCTGTCGCGTCCTTGGGATAGGCGTGAAGGTATCCGAGGTGCCGAGCGGCGAGCTTTAGTCGCTCGACTCCTCTGAGAAAAAATTGCGACGGTCTCGCGCGAACTCAATCACTTGAAGGCCGACCCATTCGCGCTTCTCATAGAAAAAACGGATGTTCTTTGGGGTGCAATCAAGCTCTTTGCCGTCCCAGCCGATGCCTTGCCACTTCGAGGTGATCTTGAGCAAAAGCTCAAGACCGTCTTTCTCGAGCTTCTTGGCATTGCCATTCTGCATGGAGACTGCCGCCGCGCGAGCGATGGACTTTGCCTCAGGACTGTCGAGGCCTTTGACCCAGATGGTGACGGGTTTACCGTTTTCATCGTGCAGGTCTTCAAGAGTTACTGGGTGTTTGACGATCATTTCTGCGCCGTCTTCGGCCCAGCTCTCGAGGTCAATGTTAGAAAAGTCCATCGCTGTTTCCTCCGCGTGGTTTTGGTGTGGTTGAGGGTTTATGCCTCAACGCCGGTTTGTGCGCTGTTGATGCGCAAGGTGAACTCGCAACCCTCATAAGAGGTTGCCGACTTCTCGATCTTGCGGTAGCTGACCACCCGCCCGAAGCTGTATTCCACATTCCCGTCTGGGTCCGTGATCTGGAACGAGTAGTTCGCCCGCATGCCGTTTGCTGCGCGAACAGCATCCTGCCCTGTGTCGGCAAAGTCTTCAGTGTGGATCGTGATCGCGACCTCACCACCGTCCGACGCGCCGGTGAAGTGCAGCTGCCGACCAGTCTTCAGATCTGGTGGCGGGGTGATGTCGGCGTGGGTGTCTCCCGTAGCGCCGATCGTTGCGACATTGCCAACCTCGACAAAGGTCAAGGCTTCATAGCCTGCCTGATCTACGGTTGTTGGTTCGCCCGTTGCGATTGCAAAAGTGCTTCCGATGCTCTCAGCCATTTCAGTCTCCTTTTAGAATTTGGCCCTGTAGTAAATGCTGATAGGCGTTCGCCATGCAGCATCGTCCGTGTATCCGGCTTCGGCTACGGGATTGCGCAAGATGTCGCAATGTCCCGTCGCGAGAAAAATGCGAAGCCCAGCCGGAAAGACTGCTTTCACCTCGTCGCAAATCTCATTCGCCTTGCGAGTGCTTGACCCCTTTTCGACCATCACCGATATCTGGAAGATGCCCTGATTGTATTCTTGGTCAGCGCCGTTTGTTCCTAGGCGGGTTGTTGAGCCGCGAAGGAGCTGGACGACGAGATATGGAAAGGCGTTGGCGTCAAAGAACTGGTTTGGCCAGCCGATCGGATATCCAAGCGCCGCGTCGCTGAGTTCCTTCTTCAAGGCAATCTCAAGGTCTGTGTTGCTCATGTGAATCTCGCCTTGGCTCTGTTGGACATCTCGGTCACGATCGATTGCCAGTCCATGACCGCCTTGCGAACGAAGCCGTTGCCCTCTTGGTTGTAGGTTCGACCAAGGCTGTCTTGCCCGACAAAGCCGAACTCCATCCTAGGCGCGTATTCAGCGGTCCAGCCTCCGGTGATGCGATCTCCCAGCTGCGAACCGGCGATTGCAGCAATGTAGGCGTCCGGTCCAGTCAGCGAGGTGGTGCCATTCAATCCCGCAACGAAGGTGTTGCGAAGGTTGCCAGTGTCCACCGGAAGGTTGCCGCCCTGAGCCTTTGGCGTCTGAGCGCGAGAGAACACCTCTTGCGAGCTTGCCTTGAAAACCATCTCCATCCGGCTCTCGGTCTGGCGGACCCATTCGCTTACCTGAGCAGAGAATGTCTGCGGACTAGCCATCTATCATACCCAAGTAATCGATCTTGTATTCCACCCAGCATCGACACTGGATCGTCTCTTGCGGCGGAGCGCCCAGAGAGCTGTCTCCAGGAAACAGCAGGCGGAAACCTGTTGGCGTAGTGAACGGCATGCTGCTTTCCAGCTGCTGGCCATTCATCATTGAGTGCGTGTCTCGCGTCCGAGCGTCGCCGGTTGCTCGCCAGACCTTCTTGATCTTGTCCCGCTGGATGCCGCCTCGCTCGACCAGCTGCTCTAGACCCTCGCGCCGCCCAGCATTTAGGGCCGTCAGCGTCTCAGTCCGTGCCACGACATCCCCTCGGTGCTTGAGCATCCGGTTTGAGTAGCTAGTGACCATGCTTTCCAGCTGCTTTGCTGGGATTGGCCTGCCGGTGTCGATCGCCCGTCGAACAGCGCCATCATAGCGCCGGTCGCGAAGCTCGCGCGTCAGGTATTGTCTGAGGTCTGCCTCACTTCCAGACGTCAGTTGGTTGCGCGCATTAGAAACGAACCCAGATTGTTGGCTGGTCAGGCCGATCGTTCCGCCCTCGCGCTTTCCGGTGGCTTTGTTTATGCGCCCAACGATCTCTAGAGCCGTTTGGCGAGGACCACGACCAGCCGCAATGCCAGCAGAGACCGTTCTGCGTATCGCCTCGCGCTGGTCATTCAGGATCTCTGTCACGAAGTTCGAAGAGCGTTGAGAGGCCCAAGTCTCTGCGCGCGGATTGCGCCCGTCGAAGCGGATCACCAACGCCGCAGATGCCGGAAGTCCGGTCATGATCGCCCGACCGGCTCCGGTGTAAGCAGCACGCAAGGCGTCTCCAATCTCGTCCATGAACGCCGGATCAAAGTTCAGAGTCTCGAGAACCAGATCGATCCGACCCCGCTCAAGCGCATCAATAAGGTTTGCCAACACGACAGAGTCTTTTATGTCCTGAAAGGCGTTCAAGAATGCATCCCTGACCAGAGGGCTGTTCTTTTCCAGCTGCGCTTCGAGGAACAGCGGGATCTTGCTCATCTCACTAGGTCCACTTCCCACAGAACCGTGATGCCAGCCGGTGCCAGCGTCCGGATCTCCTTGATCTCGGATGCCAGCTCGCCGCCGATCTGGATCAGGTCATCGCGCTCAACCACGAACTCAGTGTCGATCACCTCGGTCGAGACGTAGACTGTGCGCGAGCGAACAGCCTCAAGGGTCTCATTGCTTGGACGATCCATCTGCATCCGCGACAGATCTACAAGGCGGATCTGGATGCTCGTTGGCGTCCCAGCCGTTGGGTCGTAGTCTGGACCAGTAGTTGACGCCTTCTTGATGAGCGTCGCCTCTTGTCCGAAGTCGTTGATCAGGCTGATCGCTGTTTGTGCCGCAGCGCCGTAATCGAACAGGCTCATACTGTCAATGCCGCCGGATAGGCAATGTCTGGCTCAAGAAGACCCTTCAGGGTGTCGATCGCCGCAGTGATCTCCGGACGGTAGCTTGCAAGCTGGTCGCTCAGGCTTGCGGAGCTTGGAGCGCCGAAGTAGGATCGACTCAGCGGACCGACCTTCTCGCTCTGCACTGCATTGCCGAGGGTGATGCTTGGGGTGAGAATTCCAGGCGATTGGAACTCGACCCGAGCCAAAATGTGCTGTGCGTTCTTCACCTCGACAGGTATCTCATTGACTCCTATCGCATTGTCTTCTCCGTCTGTGGCGTCTGTGCGAGGCCAAGCAAGGGATTGTGCGCGTCCGAAGGTCCGCTCACCCTTCCACTTGTATTTTCCACTGAAGCCAGCGATGGAGCTTGCATTCGCAAGGTATGTCGAAAGCCAAGCTGCCGAACGCCGCAGAGCAGCATCCTTGACCGCATCATTGCCCGTAAGCTGATGTCCATAGAAGTCTTCCGACCACTGCTGGCACTCCGCAAGGGTAACAAAGCTGTCCGCACCAGCGACGCCGGTGCCATCTTCAACGATCAAGGTGCTTGCCATGGTTTTGCCTTACTTCTTGTCTGAAGCGGTCTTGGCCTCGGCCTTTGCAGGCGCTTTGGCTGGTGCAGACTTTTCAATGGCCTCGATCATCCCAGAAGAGACCCAGCCCTTCTCGACGACCGTCTTAGGGTCGACCTCAGCCACGTTGTAGGCTTCAAGGGTTTTGCCGTCGGCGAACGTCAAGTCGCTCTTGGTGTTGTTCTTGTACTTCATTTTCATTCTCCCATGAAATGCCGAGACGACGGGGAGGATCGCCGTCTCGGCAAGTCTTCCTTAGATGCCGTCGCCGTAGCGAACAGCCTTAGGAAGACGGATGTCCAAGCCACCGAGGCGGAAAATTCCAGGAACGGTGAACTGCAGGCCTTCAGTCTGCACCGGCAAGAAGCGGTGAGCCATTGGGATGTGCAGCTTCAGGACGTCAGGTGCGCGACGGTAGGCGATCATGCGTGCAGTGCCACCGGCACCAACAGCAGTCAAGCCTCGCATGCCACGAATGTCCAGTGGCGCGCCGGTCATGGCGGTGTACACGTTGTTCATGCGAATGAACTCGAGGACCGTCAGGTTGGTGTCGCCAAGGCGAGTGGAAGCGATGGTCTGGTAACGCTCGATCGGGAGGATCAAGGTGTTGGCCATCTCGACCGTGCTCGTCGCCGAATTCATGCCGATGAGCATGGCATTGACGTCGCGGTTGATCAGGTCGCCAGTCTTGGCCGACCAGAGCGCCGAAGATCCGGTTCCATCAGCAGCGATCGACTGTGTCGGGACGCCAGTGTAGGAGAACAGACCCTCGAAGCCCTTTGCGGTGTCGCCCAAGAATGCGATGCGATAGATCATCTCTTCGTAAGCGCGACGAGCCGCTCCGGCCTTCTCCGCATCGAGCGAGATGCCCAACATGCGAGCCTGATTGACCTCTTCGAAGCCGTAGGAGTAGCCGATGCCAGCCGAATAGACTTGGGTCTCGTGCTTTTCCATCTCGACGCCGACAACGGGCATGTCTTTGCCGTTGCCATTGATCCAGTCGGCCTTACCGGCCTGATCCATCGAGAAGTAGGTGACGGACTTGATCCATTCGTTACCGGCGGTCTCGACAGGAATCATGGACGCGTAGTCCAGCTCCGGATAGCGGTTGCGATAGACGCCAGACTCGATCATCGAGGTCTGCGAAGTCACAAAGCCAAGGTTGGCCTGCATCGCGTCATTAAAGTTGAGTTGTTTCATGTTCTGTGCTCCTCTTAGCCCAGCAGCCGCACGAGAACCAGCTCATCAGCCGCGCCGCCGGTCTCGAAGATGGCGTTGGGGATGGCAAGGTTGTCGGTGGTTGTGTCAGTGAATTTACCAGAACCGCCCACGACGCGCATGTAAACAGGCGCTCCGGCGATTACGGTGTCGAATGCCGTGACCCAAACGAGGCCACGAGTCATGACCAATGCGCTGTCGTTGACTGCGAATTCGTCGATGCTGTCTGCTCCGACCGACTGGTCGCGGACAGTGATGCCGCGAACGACATCAGCCGCAGCGGAAGCTGCGATGACGCCACGATCGGCGACGCCCTGCTTGACAGCCTTACCGAAGCCAATGGCTGCAGTTTCGACTTCACGGCTGATCAGGTTGTTCGGCTCAGTGTTGCCGATCATCCCCTCAAGAGCTGTGCGCTGCTCGGTGAGGTATGTGGTTTGCGTTGCCATTGATTAGGCCTCCTTGCGCTTCCAAGCGTCCCGCATGCTGGCGACATTCTCGGCATATGCCTTGTCTGGGTCAGCATCGTTGACGTTGTGGTTGGTGTTGTCGCCGTCGTTCGCCAGCGCCTTCTTGAAGCCATCTTTGGTCTTGTCAGCTTCGTCCAGCAGCAGGTCGAAAGAGGCATCGATGTAGGCTTGGCTCTTGTCTTTGACGCGAGCATCGCCCAACTTGGCAACAACGACAGCCTTGCGGATGTTGTCATCGGACAAGCCAGAAGTGTCGATGCTGTCGTGCAACTTCTTCGCCTTGGCGATCAGTTCTGCACGAGCGGTGACGCGGGTGTCGATGTCGGTGTCAGAAAGCTGTTTGGCCTTCAGAGCGTCGATCTCGGCATCCTTGGTTGCCAGCTCTGCGTCCTTGACGGCGATTGCCGCTGTGTTCGCAGCAGCTGCTTGAGTTGCGGTGTTTGCGGAGTCCGCAAGGGCGCGCTGCAGCTTCTCAATCGCTTGAGCGCCTGCGTCGGTGGTCTCGATAGGCAGACCGTCCACCAGAACAGTCCGCGTTTTGATGGCGTCTGCCATATCCATTTCTCCATGGTTGCGGGTGTCGCCAATTCTTAGATTTGAACCGCCTCTTGCCTTGGCGACTACAGCAAGGTGGTTCATTCGAAGATTGCGCTGGATCGCGTCGTAGGGCTCTCCCTCCGGCGTGATTCCGTCCACAATCTCGATCTCTGAGGTGTATCCCATAGAAAGCTCGCGCTTGCCGTTCTCGACGGCCTTGATCGCTTCACTGTCCATAAGCACCAACGGAACGCGAACAAAATCGCCGTCCCGAACAACCTCGTCGCCGGTCTGACCGACGGCAAGCTCTTTCCAGTTTCCGGCGTCGACCATCTGTGTTGGGTGGTCGAGGGTCACTGGTCTGTGAGCGTAAGTCTGCAAGGCGTCCCGCCCGAACACTTCGTCCGCCGGACGATAAACGCGCGCAATGGCCTTGTCAAAGAGACCAATGTCAGAACCTGCATAAAGCTGGATGCCGGTCCGAGCAACGCGGGCATCCGCAACGAGATAGCCGTCGGAGGTCCGACGGATGCCCGTAACAGGTGCTGCATCAAACATTAGGTTATTGTTCATCCGGATCGACCTCCTGTGTGTTTGGGCGCTGCTCAAGTTGTGGCGGAACCGCTGTTAGGTCATTGGGAACGTCATTCATTATGTCTGAGCCGAACTCCTCGACCGCCGACTCAAGGCCGGAAAGGTGTCCGCCCTCGATCATGGCATTGATTGCTGCAGACCCGAGCGTCTCCATCGGCATGACCTCGGCCTCTTTCAAGATCTTGATGGTCTCTGCCGTGATCTTGCCCGTCTCTGCACGCTCTTTTTCGGTCGCCTGCCAAAGACTTCGCCAGTCGTAGGTGACCTCCGGCGGACGCGTGCCAAGGGCGGAGCGAATCAGAGCCTCGTCCATCCGGTTCATGGAAGGCGTGAACAAAAGGTTCTGGTGCGACTGGATGCGGTCGTAATAGTTGCGAAGATCGCTCTCGCCAGTCGCATTCATCCCAGCCGGAGCGCGACCGAACAGGCGCGTCATGGGGATGTCCGCAGCGCCAGAGACGTTCTGGTAGAAGCGGTCCATGATGTCTGGCAGCGTTGCGAAGCTGGCCGACTTCTGCGAATAGTCTTCGTCGGCGTCAAGGATCAGCGCGCCATTGATGCCCTTGCCGGTTGCCGCGAGCGTGAAGCGTTCAAGCAGTCGGCGCTCATAGGCGGAGTCGCGCAACCCTTCCATCAGCCCAGGAATTTTGATGACATCGACCTTGGCCTCGAACACCAGAGAGGCGATGTTGGACGAGGTTGAGTCGGCCTGAAGAACCGCTTGCATGATCGACTGCAGAACGCTGTCGCCCCAGCCGCGCGTGGTGTCCATCTCATCTTCAGGAGGCTCTGCGCCATTAAACAGGACCAGCCGCGAGGCGTGGATCCAAGTCATGCGAGCGCGAGATGAAGATAGTTGATACCGCTCTGGCCGGTTGAACCACTCGGTCGTTGGGTCGTTGTTCAGCTGGTCAGCATTGAGATCGTTCTTTGTCAACACCGTCAGGTATTTAAGGTCGCCAAGGCCAAGGCGCTCGACCTGAAGCGGCTCCTCAAGGTTCTCGTCGCCTGTGCCAATGAAGAGCGCCGCCCCGCCGTAGAGGCGTGCAGCTGTTAGAGCCTGCAACGTCTTGCGCTGAATGTTGAGCCGCTTCTCTTCTGCCTCGAGAGCTGTGATCTGCTCCTTCTCCGCACTCCAAGCGCGCCACCGGCGGGTGGAGTCAAGGGCAGGGATGTCGACCAGCTTGCGCGGCAACCAAGCACCACGGTACGAGGCCACAAGCTGCTGGTCTGTCAGCGGACTGAACTCGTATGCGCTGCCAGTAGACTTGTCACGTGCAGTGCCGAGATTGGCTACCACATTGCGAAGTCCATCTGTAACCATGTTTACGAAACCCATGCAGTCCTCACAAATGGTCTAGGGTGTAGCGCTGGCCCACGGCTGGCCAGAAGGCCATGACGATCGAATCAGCAAGGTTTGGCGAGCGCGTGCCCTCTGGAGACTTGTTTACGACGAGCTTCATAGAGCCTGTCGTTGTTGAGGCGGTTGCCTGCCCCAATTCCTTTTGAATCTGGCGCAAGGACGGAAGAGTGGATGGCAGAGTTATGAGGTCGTCCGGTGGGAACTCGACACCCTCAATTACTGCTCTGTGTGTCCGCTCAAATCGCAACCGAAGCTGCCACCATCCTTGCGCCTTAAGATTCGCGTAGAAGTCTTTGTTCAAAGGAGTGTCCTTATCCCCAGGAACGACGTGCTTGTCTGGGTTCAAGACCTTGGCCCCTGCCGACCACGCAATCAAGCGTGTGCCCTTCGGCATGAGACCTTCTGCTTCGAGGCGGTTTGATTCCGCCTTCACCCCAGCACCAACGCCTACGCTGTCGTACTGTAGCTCTACTGCCCCATGATCTCTGCAAAGCTGGATCGCGCGTCGGGTTGTTTGCCCCGTATCTCCGTCGGCCCAGTCTTTCGTCTCAAGCAAGGCCGGACCCTTGCGTATCGCCACCGCATTCCGGTCGCCGCCCTCGTCCGCAACGTCAAGGCCACCAAACAGACGACCCTCAACATCGAACCCGAGCTTGATGTGCGCATCGATCGCCGAACGGACCCATTCGGATGGGATGATCACATTCTCGACCGCAGCAGCGTAGTCCCGCTCGACCTCCTGAGCGAACACGTGCAGCAAGCCGTCTGCTACCGCCTTTGCTCTTCTGGTCTCGTACCACTTCTGGTCTTTGTCAGGGTGGTCAGACCAGTCCATGACGAATACGTTCGTTTTGCCTTCCTCAGCAGTGCCGCCAATCCATTCATGACCAGCCTCGCGACGACGATGGAACACGTTACCAAGACCATTGACCGAGGATATGTCGATCTGAACCCGAGTGTTGTCGGCAAGTGCCGCCTCGATCTTTTCTGGCCGCTCATAGTGGGCGCTCTCGTCCTTGAAGTAAATCAACTTACGACCGCCGCGACCGATGTTGTCTCCAGCCTCGCCGGTGATCGTTGAGCCGTTGTCGGGATTGACAATGCGCATATAGCTCATGTGGTCTTTGGTGCTGAATCCAGCAGGCATGAACTCCTTCGGCAGACCGCTGATCAACAGGCGCATCTTTTCGAAGATGCTGTCCGGATCGCCCAGCTTGTCGACAAGCTGCTCTTTGCGTGAGCCCCAGCCGACAGAAGCGCCGTCCCAGAAGCGCCACAACCAGACCGAGAATGCCGAGCAGACCCAAGTGGCCCCCATATCCCGACACTTCTCAACCAGCCCATTCTCTTCGCCCCTGATCATGGCCAGCAGGAAGTCGACCATGTCGCCTTGCCGCTCGAACAGGATGAAAGGCATCTTCGCCGGTTTGAGCTTGCCCGCATTACGCGGATCGTAGGTGTCCATCCAGTGGCTGATGAATTCCTTCGGATGGTCGCGGTAGAACTCGATCGCCCCGAACAGGAGCGTTGGGTCGTTCCTCATCCGCAACAGCTGCTGTTGTCGCCAGCCGAATACCGAAACATAATCCGGTGGCCACTGATCCTTTGTCAGCGTCTTTGGCGTTTGCCATTGGACGACTTCGTGCTTCATTCGCTCTCAAGTGTTGCGGCGTAGCTCGCTGCCGCCTGTCTCGGATCCATGTCGTGCTCGACCTGCCGCCACTCGATCGGACGGTCGCCGCCCCCAAGCTCGACCTTGCTGGTCAGGCCAAGGTCCATCGCAATGATCCGGCTGTTGAACTCGTTTGCTGCGCCATAGACGAACTTGCGCTCACGAACCAACTCACCAACCGCAGAGTGGACCATGCGAACGCTGTCGTCGGAGTCCTTTGCATAGTCTTCCCATTTGCGGATCGAGATGCCCAAGAACAGACACATGCCGCTGACCGTAGGAGCGCGCTCCCTGTGCTTCGGCATGCGGATCGGAGAACCTTGGTCGTTAACGATATTGTCTATGTGGAGCGGGTTGTTGTCGAGCCACAGGAAGTATTCCATGCACTCGTCCAGCATCTGCTGCGCATTGTCGAAGTGCTTTGGTCGACCGGTCTTGATCTGCTTGGTCAGCTTCTCATGAAGGATCTCGTGCAGCTTTGTCTTTGGGTCAGCCTTTGGCATTTCAGTCTCTCTAAGCAATAGGACACAACAGCCGCTGGAAGCAGCTTTAAGGTGTGGGTAGCGGTCCGGCTTGCGCCTCCAGTCTGATCACCCACGAACAACAAGTGTGTCGTTAATGAATACTATGCCTGAATCCTGTCCAAAAGGAAAGCGGAAACTTTAATGCGAACAGATGACCCAATAACATCAACAAAAACCGAATCACCTTGCTGAATACTGACCAAAACGTAGGGAGACGCGAAAAGATCAGACCTCAATAAAGCACGCTCACCGGCCTCGAATTGTGGCACCTCGCGGACCTCCTTGGACGCAAACGCCTCGTCCTTCCAGCGCGCCTCGAAAGATCGCATCCCATTCACCTCGTCTTCCGAGATCAGCGCGCGGTCGCCACCGAGAGACACGAAGCCGAACCGACTCTGCGGAAGGCGTCTCAGCTCATCAACCTCGCCTCGCGCAAAGGCATATCCTGGATAGGCCTCGATCTCCATCATGATCGGTTTGCGCTTACTCGCTACGCGCCGCCTCACGAACAGCTTAGGACAGTAGATCTCCACGACCAGACCAGCACCAGAAGCAATCTCTTCCAGACGCGCCGCCTCACCAGAAGGCAACCTCAGCACAGCCCATTTTCCAAAAGGCTCCAAGTTCCATTTTTTCGCCACTTTCCATAACTCCTTATACTTTATCTCTCTCTCTCTCTCTTAAAGACAGGAAGAAGAATAGAATAATAAGAGAGCCTAGGTTTACTTAGAACGAAAGCTCATTCCCAGCGGACTTCTGGAACCTGGAGCCTACCTTCCGTTCTTTCGTTTTCCCAACCTTTATTGGCTCTCTCGTTGTTTCGCTCATAAACCGGCGTCCACCGGCCCTCGCACATCCTGCAAGAATCAAGAAAGGCGCTTTTCCTTTCAAGAAACTATTCAATTAAGTACGAGCCAATTTACCCCGATTTGTAGACATCGAACCCCTCTCGGACTTCTTCGAATTTTGTGACCAGATATTTGCTTTTCATCTGCACTTTCTGGCCGGTTGTGCCGCCTAACGCGACCATCGCATCGTGCTCCCAGTGGACCACAGACCTAGTTCCTGCAACCCCAGCCATGAACCTCGCGACCATTCCCGCCGCCCGCAATTTGCGGATGTTGATCTTTTGGGCATTGCGAACTTCGGCCACGAGCCCTTGAGCTTCGAAGTGCGCGAGCTTGAGCTCGATGAAGGCCGCTCGACCGTCGCACGCCACCATCGCATCTGGGAAGCCGAAACC